ATGGGGATTATATCTTACAGTAGGATCAGGTAAGAAAGCATTAAGAGATCCTATTGATGAACATGCAAAGATGCATGAACTCGGTATTGCACATGGCCATGGAGGCAATAAGGAGGCATATGAGATGTCTGGGAAGTTGAGTCATAAGCATGAGGATTGAAACAAGAGAAGCAATGGAGATGTTGTTTTCAGCAAAATGGAACTTGCCAACAGCAGCAAAACATTGTAGACTGACGGAAAAGGAAATGAAGATTACTTTTAATGAATATTGTAATTTTCATCCACCGACTTATACAAAGTTTGAAACCAATCTCCAATTGGAACTAAATTATGATAATCAGTGAAAATGATTCTTTATGGGCTGCTGATCAATTTATTAATTATTTTAAAAGATTTGATACTATTGAGGATTATATTCGTGTAACTAAAGAAGCAGCAGTTAATCAAAGAGGTAAGTCTATAGTTTCTTTGAAGGATGAGTTTTTTAATGAAGATGTTCATCCTGAAGATATGGATTTTGAGGTTAGATTTGTTGGAGAGAGATTTCAACAGTCTGTACCTCAAGCATATTATCATGAACTTTTGACTGCCACTTCTTCGGCAATCATTGAAAAGAATATTCCTGGTAGAGAATTACGTTGGATAATATATGAAAAGAATAGTAAGAAGATAGTTGGATTTATTAGATTTGGTTCTCCTACTATTAATTCTAAACCAAGGAATGAATATCTGGGGCAACCAGCAAACCTTTCTATATTCAATCGTCATGCTGCAATGGGATTTGCGATTGTTCCTTCACAACCTTTTGGATATAATTGTTTAGGTGGAAAACTTCTTGCATTGATGTGTGTCTCTCATTTTGCAAGAGAGCATTTAAATAAGGTGTTTGATAAAGATATTGGATGGTTTGAAACTACTTCATTATATGGTTCTACAACCTCTGCTTCTCAGTATGATGGGCTTAAACCTTTTATAAGATTTAGAGGATTGACAGATAGTAAGTTTCTTCCTTTACTTCACGATACAGCATTTCATACACTTCATAATAGATTTACTTTAATTAATAATAATACTCCTGTAACTCCTAGTTATGTTTCGTCCAAGAAAATGAAACGACAAACTAAGATGATTGCTTGGACTAAGAAGTCTTTAATAGAGCATGGTCAAGTAGAGAAACTTGAGGAGTTTAATGGAGTAATTAAGAATGCATTTAATCTTACTCAAAGAAAGAGAGCATATACATCTGATTATGGATATGGAAATGTTAGGGAAGTCTTACGTGGAGATCAAGATAAGTTAATACGTGGTCAGAACTGGGATAAATTCTACCTAGATAACATTATATCTTGGTGGAAGCGTAAAGCTGGAAAACGTTATGAGAAACTTAAACAAGAAGGTCGTTTCAGAGATAAGGTCGAACTCTGGACAGAAGATGACAACATTCAAATAATACGATGAATCCAGACGACAATCCATTTTGGGGTGAACCCACTCCTACTGATTTATGGGATGATATGGACAAATTAAATGGTCTGTATGAAGAACTTGGGTGGGATCATACTGATTACTTAGATTTTAAAATTGAAGGTAATCATATTACTATTCGTAATAGATCAAGAGAAGGAAGATGAACATAGTTTTTTACTCATATAAAGTAAGTCACTATGATCACGTAAATGATCATGAGTTAAAACGTTTTGACCATAGTATTAGTTCACTTAGGAGGTTTAATAATGAAATACCTGTTTATTTGTTTTGCGATGACCCTGAGCTTATTCCCCCTTATTTCTCTTTGGAATATGATGTAAGAGTTTTACCTTTTGAGAAAGCACATACTCATGGAATGTTATTCATTTATAGATGGTATAATCTTCAGTTCTTTGATAAGAGAAGTGGTGAGTTTGATAATGCTAATATTCTTTATGTAGATTCAGATACTCTCTTCTATGGAGATGTGCAATATCTTTTTGATCATTATAACTATGCAGAGGTATTTGGTAGAGAAGAGTTTGGTTTCAGACATGATCCTAATACTGGTGGCGGAAAGGGTATAAGGAAAGCACTTGATTATGTAGATGAATGTATTACAGAAGCTGGTGGATCAACTCACGTATACAAATATTGTATGGGTGTGATGTTATTTAATAATGGCCTTCATTTAGATATCATAGATCGGTTGGGTGAGTTAGTGGAGTTGATGTTGAAGATAAAGGATAGAAAGATTCCTTATCCAGTGCCTAATCCTCGTATATACGATGAATATGCTATGTGGGTCATATTGAGTAGGATAGGGGTTATAGGAGGTCTCTTTGGGGTGCAGGACGTGACTCAGGGGTATGTGGAGCAGAAGCATGAAGAGTTCTTTAATCCTATTGTTTTGCACTATACCACGAAGGGTGAGCAAAGACTTGCGGAAGAGGATGAAAGATATAGTAATCTCTTAAGAGATGTTGATGAATTCGGTGAACAAATTGATCCTTACCATATATTATGACTGAACTAAAAGATTGGCTTAATTCAATTAACTTTAATAAGGATAATCTTATTGAGGAAGATCCTTCTACCATTAAGAATTATGCTCCTTATATTATCAATCGTTGTTTATCAGGACATCTGGATTGTGTGATGTTTGCTAATGAAATGAATAAGTATTCTTTCCTAGATAAGGACATGCAATATTCATTTTATCTAAATAGTCTCAGGAAAAAGAAGAGATTCAGTCCCTGGCTCCGCAAGGAAAAAGTCACAGACCTTGAAATCATTAAACAATACTATGGTTATAGTAACGAAAAGGCATCTAATGCTTTGAAAATATTAACCCCTGAACAAATTAATTTTATTAAACAACGACTTGAAACTGGAGGATCGAAATGACTACCACTGAGCCCACTGTACAATGGTCGCAAGATCAAATGGTAGAGGTGCTTCTCAATGAACCCGATGATTTTTTAAAGGTTAGGGAAACTCTTACAAGAATTGGTGTAGCATCAAGAAAGGAAAAGAAATTATATCAAAGTTGTCATATCTTACATAAGCAAGGTAAGTATTACATAGTACACTTCAAGGAATTGTTTGCTCTTGATGGTAAACATGCTAACCTTACCCCTAATGACGTTCAACGTAGGAATCGGATCACTCGTCTTTTATCTGATTGGGGACTCATTTCTGTAGTAAAGGCAGAGTCTGTTACTGATATTGCACCACTTAATCAAATTAAAGTTCTTGCCTTTAAAGATAAAGGAGAATGGATATTAGAACAAAAGTATAATATTGGAAAGAAAGTTAAACCAGCAGAAGACACGTAACTTTACTAAAGTCTTTGAAAAAAAGGTTTGACATATAAATACTTTTGTGTTAATATGAAAACATTAGAAGTACACTGGAGGTAAAATGCACAATTTAATCTCGTATAATAATCTTAAAGCATGGCCTTCTTATGAAGAGACCGAGGATACAGATCAAGTAGCGGAATACTTTGAGTGTATCACTGACTGTGCAATAGATGACAAAAGTTGTATCAGTGAATGTAGATTAGTATTAGATTAAAGAAAACCGAATAGAATGGGAGGGGATTCACTCCCCTCTTTTTAATGCTTCCTTGTATAATTAGTAGTGTACGCTTCGGGTACACAATTCACACTCGCTTTTAAAGGAGAACCATGAACACACTAGCAAGGTATCACGCTGGAAATCTTCCTGATCTATTTGATAGGATAACTAAGAATAGTATAGGGATGGATGATTATCTGAATAGTTTCTTTAATTCAGATATTCCGCAATCCAACTACCCACCATATAATTTAATACAGTTGAATAATCATGAGTCGAAACTCGAAATCGCCTTGGCAGGCTTCAAGAAAGATGAACTCAAAGTCTATACGGAGTTTGGAAAACTACATGTGGAAGGCAAAAAAGAAGAATCAACAATTGATGGAGAATTTGTCCACAAAGGATTGGCCCAACGGTCCTTTGAACGGGTCTGGACGGTCACCGATGATACGAAGGTTGGATCCGTCAAGTTTGAAGATGGATTATTAACAGTGGAACTAAATAAGATAGTACCAGAACATCACGCTCGGAAAGAGTATCTTTAATTATGGCTTTATCTCAACAAACACAAGACCATCTCCTTGAAGCAGAGGGTAGTCTTAGAGCAGCAGTTAGATGTGCTGCTTCGAGTGAAAAACCCATAGTGGTTACTCAACTTTCTCAATTGCTTATGGACATTGAACGTGTTAGAGAATTTGAGAAACTGCAAGACATCGTAGATGCTGAAATTGAGAAGAAGAGAGAGTCTTGACAGACTCTCTTTTTTTTATTATAATAAAAGGAGGTAATTATAGATTATGACGGTTAAACTTGTACTTCTAAAATCAGGAGAGGACATCATTGCTGATGTTACCGAAATGGTCGTAGGAGAAGGGGAAGGGAAAAAAGTCATTGGATATTTCTTTGATAAGGCATGTGTGGTTAAACTAAAGGAAGGTCAAGAACCTAAAGAGAAGAAGTCTGCTTTTCAGGTTTCTATGTTCCCGTGGATGCCTCTCTCAGCTGATTCACATATTCCTGTTCCATCTGATTGGGTGGTAACAATGGTGGAACCAAAAGAACAACTAAAACAAATGTATTTGGAGGATGTAGTAGGAAATGACCAAGATAATAAAGGTAGTGACTCTGATGAGTCAACAACTTCTGATTAGTGAGATTGAAGAAGTAGCAGCAACAGTTCCTG